ATCCGTTTTGAACCTCGTTGATTAAGTAATCAGCTATCTCCTCTTCCAATAGTGCGTAAGGTACTGCACCTTGATAGTCAGGATAAGCGTAATATTTCATACCTACTGAGTAAGGCTTTGAGAATAGAATCTCAATCTTATCTTTGGAATATCCGTATGCAGGGATTCTTGTAGGTGGGTATTTCTTTACATCAGTCCAATCGTCCGAATAGTAGTACGCTTCGATTTCTCCGTCTTTATTGCATTTCTCAGCACGCAACAAATTGACTGGCATATGGAAAGCCTTTAGGATTCTATCGTGTTTGTCGTTGTAGTGTACTTGGATAGCGAACTGACCAAGCATCTTGCGGTCAATAGCAATCTTACGCAAACATTCCTTATTGAAAAGAGCCATAGCTTGAGCGTACTCATTAGGCTTACGAGAAGCATCTACCGCAGATAAGCCACGTCCGTAAACCAAACGTGAAATGTTGTTGATGATTGCGTTGTTTGTAGTGGAGTTCGTGTATCTATCCAAGAGGAAAGAATAGTAATTGTTGTCTTCTCCGTAATCTACCCAAGCATCACGCTTGCTCTCCTGAATAACAGGAGTAGTGTAAGCCGATAGATTTAAGACGTGTACGTTGTTACTCATAAACTATGAACGTATTTGATGTGGTGTTAGATGTGTACTCTCCGTTGTTTACGGAGAATGTTACGATGTTTTGGTCAGTACAAAAGATTCTATCCTTGTAAACTATGTCCGTGTTGTACAAGAGCTGCAAATCGTAGAAATGACCTTCCTTTAATGCAAAGTTTGCACTAACATAAGTGACATAGTCATTGCTCGCAATTAAAGTAATTGGTACGGTGACTGGTGTGTTTGTTTGGTCGTCCGTAATTACCATTGTTAGAATGCCTGAACGTGGAATACAAGCGAAGGTTTGAGTTGATGTAGATGTCGTTAGTACAATCATACTAAATTAACTGACGTGATACCAATTTGTTTTAAATGCAAAAAGGGCAGCCAAAGCCACCCTTCTTACACGCTATGAAGAAAACGATTAAGATGTAATGATAGTGGTAGTTGCACCGAATACATCACCTGAAGAACCTGTAAGAGCTGCTTCAGTAGAACAATTAAGGAGATTGGCGAGTAGAGTCTCGGTGGCTACGAAAGTCAAGGTATAACCATTTAGGTCACTCATGGCAGTACCATTTGACACGTTTGCAGTAGTCAACTCAGCACCATGCTCAAGACCCATAAGGAAGAATTGATTGTTGCGGTTGCGAACTACAACGTGAGGACGTCCGTAAGCTAATAATTTAACCGACTTGTGTGTAGTAGCATCTTGCTTCTTCAAAGTCATTGTTAAAGTTTGCTCAACGAATGTAGTTCCGTTCTCACGGGAAGAGGTTACAACTTGTTCAAAAGAGTTTGTTCCTTTGAGTTCGTATTTGTATAGGGAAGTTACGTTAGCAATAGTAGCGATAGTATCAGTACCACTTACATACGCAACGTCTACTTCAGGGTTGAAGTCACCATAGTTAATGAAGTAAACTGCATCAATACCACCAACGGCATCTTTACATACTTCTAAGCGACCATTTGCTAAATCACAAGACATATTTTAAGTTTTTAATGTTATAAAAAAGGGAGGAGCGTATACCCCTCCCCGATTATTTAAGTTCAGCTAAGATTAGTTAGCCGAATTTGTGATTCCGTAAGTAACAACATCGGAAGCAAAGCCGTATTTAGCATCAGCAGTAAAACGCATAATTACACGAACATTTTGCGAACCATCAAGGTCACCCATGTCTAATACTTTAACTTCGTTCATGTCATTCAAAAGACCAGTTGCAAAGTAAAGGTTAGATTTTTGAGCAAGCAATGCTGTGTTGTTAGCAAGACCATTAGCCATAAATACACGAACACCATCAAAGAATACATCACCAAGTTGTTGGTTTGTACCTTTGTTCTCGTAACCATTAGCACCTACACCTGAAGCAGCAAAGCCACCCAATGCACGAACATAAGCACGATAGATGTTAGAAGAAACGTAAAGTGTCAAGTCTTCTTTTCCGTAAAGAGCAGCAGGACAAGCATCAACGATTTTACCAAGCTCAGTGATTACGTTAGCAGCAGTAACTGTAGTACCTGCAACCTCTTGACCTGATGGCAATGAAGCATCAGTAGTCAATTGTGTCATGATACCTGCGAACTCACCTGCAGTTGCGTTAACACCTCTCCAAATTGAAGTTTCCATACCTGCAGCAACTTTCTCAGCAGCGTGTGCGATTAAGAAATCAGCGAAAGATTTAGGAAGAGTATCAAATGCAGAGTAACCCATTTGGATAGCATCCCAATCGCTGCGGAAGTCAGTTTTACAAAGTTGTAAGTTAACTTGGAAAGATTCAGGTTGAAGGATTTTTTCAGTCAAAGTGATTGTAGACGTAGGGTCAAAATCACAAGTAGCATTTTTGATAATGTCATCAGTAGCTACACGTTTGATAACTTGTTTGTACTTAACGTTAGGCATGATAGTGATACCGCCTTTGTCAAGGGTTGGAGCAGACAATAAAGCTGCTGCAATGTACTTACCTGCGAACTCGCCAGCGTAAGTAGTAGTAATTGAAGTTGTTGTTGCCATTTTATTAAATTATTTAATGTTTGAAATTCTTGATAATACGCTATCCATAGTAGTTGCATTTCTTTTAGAAGCAAACTTGAATACGTCAGTAGCTTGTGTGTTTTCAGGATTGAAAGAAATCGGCTTAGGCTCTTCGCTTAATTCTACAGGTGCAACTTCTTCTGCAACTTCAGTAGATAAATTGAGTTGTGCTTTCAATTCTTCGTTCTCTTTTTTAAGTGCTTCGATTTCGCTGAAGAAAGATTCTTTAACGATAGACTCAACGATTTTTTTAGCTTGTGGAGCAGATTCAGTAGCAGCTTCAACTTCTTCCTCTACCATTGGAGCTTCAGGAGATTCTACTTCTACCTCTACTTCCACTTCTGCAGCTTCACGAACTTCGGCAATTACACCTTCTTCGATAACTACCAAAACACGCATATCCTCTAATTCATACTCACCGATTGGGAGTGCGATACGTTGTTCGTCTTCCGTTAGGATAAACACAGGTTGACCTGCTTCAAAAGCATCTGCTTCAAGCATAGATACTCCGTCTGAAAGGAGCATAGTTTCCAACTTCACTTCTAAACCTAAAAGTGTGCGGACTTTGTTTAAGATTGATTTTTCGTTCATTTGTTTAGTTATTGTATACAAAGAAAAAACCAACGGCTTGTATCTTTGTTTTATTTTTAATATATTTGAGTATGAAACGAACGAGAAAAAAGGTAGGTCAATACAAGCCAAAAGATGATATTGTAAATAAATTTATACACGCTTATGGTTTGTGTGCATCAATAATCTTTCCTAAACAAGCAGATTTATTTGAGACAAAACAAGCAGATTTATTTGAGCCAAAAGCATCAAAGAAAAATGAAATGTGGAGTAAGAATGATATTAAGCCTTACTATTTGCATTACAAAAAGAAATATATTAAACAATATGGAAAGTTAACCCACTACCACGAAAGATGTATTTCAAACGCAGTTAAACGTCATATTCCAAAACACTTTTGCCGTGTTTGTAATGAATACAGCGACTATAGAATATATAAATACGATAATATACATATTGATTGCAAAACCTGTGTCACAAAAAGAACTAATCAGTATTGTAAAAAGAAATATAAAGAAGATAGTTTATTTCGATTTGTAACAAATGCAAGACAATTAATCTATTTATCATTACGCAATCAAGGTTACAAAAAAGGTAGTAAAAGCGCAAAGATACTGGGTTGCGAATGGGATTTTTTTAAAGATTATATTGAACGTAGGTTTCAATCAGGTATGAGTTGGGATAACTACGGAAAATGGCACTTAGACCATATATACCCAATAAGTAAAGCCACCTCTTACGAAATGGCTTTAGAATTAAATCACTATACAAATTTTCAGCCGTTGTGGGCTTTTGATAATATTAGTAAGAATAATAAGGTCGTTGAACATCAACGCAAACTTGCCTTGTAACTATCCGTTTTGACGTACGATAGTTCTCACTCCGTTAACCTCAGTTTGAGTAGGAGCAGGCTCGTTAACCTCTGCCGTTTTACCGATGCCCTGAGCTTGTAAACTGCCATCACAACATTTGGTTGAGTATGTTCCGTCTTCACATAGGCAGCCTCTTTTGCTACCTGCTCTTGGACTTGCCTTGCTTGGTGTTTTAAATTTGCTCATTAAGTAGGTTTTTAAGTTGTTCAATAATTTCATTTTTCTTTTGTTGCTCTAAAGACATTTCTAACTTGTCAGCAAAGTAACCCTCAATTGAGAAGCCTTTAACCTTGCCAGCTTTCACGTCATTCCATACCTCATCGTTGTCTACCTTCATGGAAATCATCCATGTTCCTTTTGGTAAGCTGAAGCCGTACTTTTTAGATTTATCGTGTACCTCATCTTCAATCAACCAAGACTCTACTACGGTCATTCCTTTAACCGCATCTTTGTGTTCGTAGGTTGCGTTAGATTGGTTGCCGTTTTTAAAGAACAATTCCATCGCTTGACGTACCGTGTCCTCCGAAAAATAGATGTAGTATTCCTCTTTCTTTGCGTTTACACGATAGATTTTCTTGTTAGGTATCAAAGCAGCTCCCATTAGAATACGTTTCTCTTTGTCAACCTCTTTGAGTTCTACTTCGTGTTTTGCTAAGGCGATAAAGTTCTCCTCAATGGCAGGAGATTCGACCACACTCACGGCATCAATTCCGCTTTGTAAATCTTTAGGGTCGATTACGAGTTCAATAATATTCATATCTATTCAACTTTTAATTGTTACAATGTTGCGTTTTTGACTCGGTTGCGGTCAAGTGCCTGTGCTGATGTCACCTCTCCTGAAACTACATACGCTTGGATTGGTGTTTGCTGAATTTGTGCAAGCTGATTCATGCCTGAGTTGCCTACCACGTTAAACGATGGAGCTTGTGCGCCTGACGTAAAGTTATTTGAAACGTTACCACCACCACCGCCACCACCATTAGGTGTTTTAACTGCTGCGATAGCTTTGATGTTTTTAATACCTGCAGCGATAGCCAAACCTGCATTGATAGGTGCAAGTACAGGTCCTACAATTGGAACCCCTACGGTTGCAGTATATGCCTTTTGAGCTGATAGATAAGTGTCAATAGTTGCCTGAGCGATAGCTGCCGCTTTACCTGCTGCTGATTCTTTACCAAATAAATCTGCAACTTGACCAAGAGTAGATGACGTAGCTGCTAAGGCTTCATTCATGTCAGCAATCTTTTGCTTATTGAGTTCCCTTTCTCCCTTAGCTATTTCTAATTTTAAAGCGTATCCGTCTTTTAGTCCTTCGTTTTCTAACTTTTGGAATTCTAACGTTTTGTCTAACGTAGCTTTGCGAGTGTCAATTTTTTGAACCTCAAAATCTTTTAGGATAGACACCTCTTCCTCAGCTTTTTTCACTACTTCTTTTGAAGACTTAGTAACTACCTTTTCGGCAGGCTTGTTCATCTCATTAAGAGCGTTTGTAAATCCTGCGGCTTCGTTTTTAAGTTGCGCTAACTTAGTCTTTGTTTCTTCAATTACCTTATCTCCGTCTTTTGCAGTTTCTTCAGGGTCGAATACTAAATTGGAAATTGACCTATTAAATCCTTTCTGCAAGTTGAAGTCTTGTCCTAATGCCGAACCAACGCTATCAACCGTCTTTAAGAGTAGCTGAAGAGGAGCAGTCAAGAACATTAAGATACCTTCTAAGATGTCTCGGTTTCGTCTCGCAGCCATTACCTGCGCTTTCTTCGTGGCTTCTTGCTGAACTAACTGCGCTTCCGTTGCCTTGATTACGGCTTGTATTTGTGTTTGCTTTATCTTTAGGATGTCACGCTCGGATTTGCCTTGTAGTTTTAGGATGTTATCCTGACCTGAAATAGCATCGTATTTAGCTTGTTGAGCGAGAACGTTTGCATCCGTCTTTTGATTGAGTCTTGATTGCTCATCACTTACTCCGCTTACTGCCGCTTTAATGTCATCCCAATACGCTACAAGAGTACCTAACGCAACAACGAGTAAGCCAATACCAGTTGAACCAATAGCCGCTTTCATAGCCGAACCAAATGCCTTGATTGATGGGATAGCTTCTCGGAATCCTCGCACACCATCCGCAATAGCCATAGCAGACTGAACTCTAAGCAATGCTTCTTCTACCTGTGCTGATTCAGCACCGAAAGCACCCATAGTACCCTGCACAAGTTGGAATCCTGCCGCAGCTCCACCTAACGCACCGCCTAACTTTTGAGACATCGTAGTTGCCGCAGCATCTACCGCCATATCCGTTTGGATTTGAACCTTACGATAGTTACCTACGGTAGTCAATAAATCTTTGTACTCCTGAGTTGCCGTTTGTCCTGCGTTAGCTAACTCATACAACCTATCTTCAGCCTCACCCATACGAGTGGTAAGCGGTTGTAAGTCACCATAGACCTCCTCGAAACTTGCAGAGACATCGTGAGTAGCTTTGGCGAGGTCATCCATCGCCTGAGTAGCTTGTTTTGTGTCTACATTTATTTTAATGTTTTTAACCTCTGCCATTTCGTTTGTTTATAAGTTCTCTTTTTGCTTGTTTGATTCCTTTCTTAATAGACGTGTGTAGCTTGTATTTTCCTTTGGCGATGTCAATGGTTTCCGTGTTTCCGTAGAAATCATCTAATTGCAGCATGGTGATTATTTGTTGTATCATTGGAATATGTTAAAAAATTCTTCACTCGTAGTACCATCTATATAACTATAAGTTATGCGAATTGTATAAACCGTACCTGCTGAACCTGCAGGAATGCCTATTTGAATAATCTGCGAGCTGTTTACTGGGTTGACTGAGAATGTGACATCCGAGTTTTCGCAAGCTAAAGTCGCTTCAAATGCTCCGTTAGGTAAGTTGATTGCATAGTTTACATCTCCTCCTGCTGTATTTGCTTTTGGTTGCGGATTGGTTGAGTTAATTATCGGTCTAAAATCAAGTAACAACTGAAAGTCTACATCTCCTGTATTAAGGTTAGACTGCATTTCGTTGATAATATAACGCTTGTCTCTTATTACCAATCTATCGTTGAGCTGAAGGTTTGTTAGTAGGCTTGTAGGTAGGTTCGTTTTTACGTTGACCAATCGCTGCTTTAGGTTGTAAAGGTTGTACAAATAGCTAAAGTAGTATTGACTGAATTGCGTGTTTTGGATTGGGTAGTCTAAAAGCGTAGACGTCTCAGGCGCAAAGTTCAAAGTAACGTCCGAGTTGTTAAATTCTAAGTCTTGACCAAATGGAGTATAGCTCGTGACAGTTGAATGACCACCGCCATCGTTATGGTATTTAAAATTGCACGTTTTGTTCGTGTATTGATAGAGAAGAACTGGCTTTGGAATGTATGGAGCAAACTCTCCGTTGAGTGAGTAGCCTACTTGCAAATCGGTTCCTGTAAATTTTTGTTGCAGCAAGTTTTCGAAAGGCAAGTCAATTGTAAACTCGCCACCATCGTAATTATATTGATAAGTTGTATTTCCGTAATTGCGATTAAACGTTTGACTAAAGTATTTATTCAAGAAGCAATCCGAATCCTCAAACTTGAACTGAATTTTTTTGTACAATGGCATTCGCTCCATTTCGATAGTGGTAACATCGGTGTGCTGAGTAATATCAACAACTGCTCCTTTGCTATACCAATCATCTAAAGGTTCAAGCCAATACTCGTTGTCTTTGATAGAATAGATAGTCATGTTAAACATCAGCATTATTCCTTTCAGGAAATCAACTATTTTCATTACAGGAGCGTTTGCCGCTAAACCTAAAACAGCATTTAAGGTTAATGAATTATAGACAACATTAACGCTATCAGTTGCAACTGCACCACTTGATAAATACCCTACTTCATAAGTTAAATTTGAGTCAATTACATTACTTCCATTTGTTCTTATCTTAATACTCCATAAATCATTCAAGCCAGAAGTATTGTTGATGGATGTTATGCCGTAACTATTTATTCCGCTTCCTTCTATTGTATTTATTAGATTTCCGTTTTGGTAAATATCTATGTAGTAAATTTCTGAAGTTGTTGCTGCGGTAATTTCATAGGTTATAAAATGCTGCAAAATTCCAACTTGATAGTTGATTAGGATTTCGTTATTTGAAGGGTCTACGTTACCTGTTAAATCATAAACGGTAAATGTTGGAGTTACCGTGTCAACAACTAATGGAAATTGCAAGGAACTTACTTGAAACCTCTCTTTTCCTTTATACCATAAAAACAATTTAGTGAATCGCTCATCAGTTAAAAACGTGCCTTGAAAACTAATGCCGTATTTGGATGCAATAGCTTGTAAGATTCGTGTTACCCTAACCGCAGGGAATAGTTCAGTTTTAACAATGCCTCCTGAATTGCTATGAATATCGTTATTAGTAACCGTAGATGTTAACCAGTTTGGAGGAGGTACATTTACTGAGTTTGATTGATACTCCCAAATGCGATTAGACGTGATTAGAGGATACTTTACATCGTAAAGGTTAGTTGTGTTCGTGATGCGTGTCAAAACCTCAGCAGAGGTAAAATTGTGAGATAGTGCCGTATAGTCCAAATCCGATAACAAGTCCTCTCCAAACAAATCTTTAAGCGTTACACCCTCTCCAAAAAAAGTGATTTTGTATGCGCTTGGTTTTCCGTTAGAAACTACTGCGCCATCTAATTGAATCTTACCCTTACGAAAGGTTACTAAGTCTATCTCAATGAATCCGTCTTTGCGTAGGTTCGGGTCAGTAGTTGCGTTGACATCCGATTGATACCAATGCTCAAAGATGGCGTTGTTGTGTGCGCTTGCAGGTACGGTG